GAATTTGTGCAATACGCAAAGTAACATCATTAAATGTTTCACGTCCATGTTGGACCATGCTTCTTTCCAAAGTACTGAGACACTCGTAGAGATGTTCAAACTCAGTAATATCAGTTTCTGAAATATAGCACAGTGATTTAAGTATGGAATCAACATCCAAAGGGGCACACCATGCCTGTAGATCTTCAGAATACACCCACCGACGCTTAAGAAAATCAATATCTTCAAAATTCATATAGCCAGCAGTACCAGTTTCTTTAGAAGGAAGAGTATACTTCATATTCATTGTTTTCATTGAATTGGATACAGTTAAAAAGCTGAAATCATATAACCCAGAAGAACCATACACATTATCATCACCATAAGTGTATAGATTAACATTATTGTTAAATTCCTCTATTGGATGACCAGCTCTAATCCAAGCTATACGCATAAACAAAGAATTACATATAGAATTGATAATGACAGTTAACGGGTGACCAGATGGTAAACTACGAAGAAACATTATCAACGTACGTTCATATAAAACTACTGGGTATGCACCACAAACTAATAAGTAATGCAGTATTATTATGTGAACATTATCCATTCTAAGCCATCGTGCTAACTCAACAATAACCCAGCATGCGTATAATATACACTCACCAGGATTTGATTTGTCATATTTACTATAATCACCAGCACCCATAAAATCAACTCCAAAATGAGCTAACTTAGCATACATTAAACCCCACTGATATGACTCAGCATTAACTCCTACAGCACATTCAAAAACAGAATTATGTTGCTGCACAACTTGTGTGAAATGGAGTGTATACTTGCGAATTAAGTGTGATATAATCATGGGAGTACCAGTAAAAACTCGAGCATCCTTAACTTTATACTCAAATGGAGAGTAATGCTCGTGTATATATGGATCAATACCTTCCAAACCAAGATCACCACCATATTTCCTAAAATAATTTGTAAAAAACTCTTTCTCCTCAAGATCACGCTCTTTGAGTGTTCGTGGTTCAGATTTTAAGTGAGCTTGAAATATAGGTATCATAACTTCACCTCTCATAAACTTATTCTCATATTCAGTTATTTTACTCATTATCTCTGGCCTAAATAACTTACCAGTAGGATATTCTTCTTGTGGGGCGTCAACACAATCATATTTCTTCTTACGAAAATTATTGAATCCACCACCAGCATTAAAATTAATATGATCAATATATTGTTCATTAGGTATACCATTTATAGCCTGATAATCACTTAACGGGCGTAGTTTAAAACCATCTGGTACATCCAATTCTTTCTTGATTTTATCCATATAACTAATGGCTGCTTGTTCTAACTCTTTAGGATATAAGTTCACGTTGGAATTTGAAATGACTTGGGCATCCATCTGATAAGGATGATTCCAAATACCATTACATAACCCAAACTTGAACTTAGGCATTCCTAATTTAAGAGCTCCAAATTCATCCTGAACATCTTCAAATAACATAGCCTTACGTATATTACGTTTAGGATGTCCTTGAAATAAACCAGGCATTTCACCGATAATAGCGCCTACACCGGCTTGGATTGCTCTCGTCATATTCTTGGGGTGCAAATCAGTAAGCGTAGTATCAGTTTGTCTAACACAATAGGTGTCTAATGTTCCATAACCATCTCTTGTGTCATTAATAGTACACTTGTTTGGAAACTGATTAAGAGCATTGAGTATGACATCCTTCTTGC